GCAGCATCAGGTTGCCGGGCGTGCCGGTCTTGCCGCATGCCATGTGTAGGACCACCATGCCGGTGGTGATGGCCGTGCTCAGGCCCGTCATAGAGTTCAGCGTCCAGGTGTCCGGTGCGCCTGCCGAGGTGTCGAAACTCAGCAGCACAGCCCCGGTGTCGGCACGCAGGATGTTGATAGTCCAATAGTGCGCACCGGTGTTGGTGGTCACCACCCGCCACCCCTGATACCAGACCCTGATAGTGCCGGCGCGCCCGACCGTGCCCGCATACGGATACGACGGCGAGGCGCTCATGTTGCTGGGAAGAACGCCCCAGACGGCGAAGGGGAACCAGCCGCTGTTGCCCAGCAGCGTGCGTATCACCGCCGCGTCCTGCATCAAGTCCTGTTGGCCCAGTCGCTGGCTCATTTGCTGATGGCCTCCTGGCGGGCATACATCACAGTCAACGGTGCCGACTGGTCGGGCAGCAGCAGCCGCAACACGTCGGGCTGCTCGCCCTGGCCGGCGGTGACTTCCAGCTCGGGGACGTAGACATTCCTCGGGTCATCCCACAGGCTCGACGTGCCCGCCGGCACGCCACCGGTCGGGGCACTCGCATTGCGCAGCAGGAACCCCGGCTCGAGTAGCCATGGCACAACCTCACCACCGGCCGCATCCACCAGCCGCCCATCCTGGATGCTATGCGTCACCGTGACCGGCACCGGCTCGTAGACCAGCCCGCGGCCGTACACGCCACAGCGCCACACGTTGCCAGCTGCATCCCCCTGCTCCGTGATCTCGCGCAGCGCATCAGCGAGCCGTTTGGGTATGCTGCAGTCCAGGTACACGCTCATGGTGTTGGCTTCCAGGCGCTTGGCCGTGATCCACTCGGAGGCCGCGCGCAGTGTGTCCACCCACGCGCCCGCCTGTGCCGTCAGGCTGGTCTCGTAGTAGCGCCAGCCGAGGGTAGCCCAGAAGCCGGCGACCGTGACATACAGGCCATCCGGGCGCCCGCTCGGTGGTACAGGTAGCTCGATGGTGCCCATCTGCCGCGACCGCGGCCAGCCGTATTCCAGCAGCAGCGCCGCCTGCCGCTGGGCCATCGGTACGGCGAGGCCCCCGCCCATGACCTCTATCCAATCGCAACGCCCGTACTCTGCCAGGCTATCAGCGTTGCTCAGGTAGGCAATAGACTGCGAGGCACCGGAGTCGTCGGTGTACATGACTTTGACCCGGTTCTTGAACCACGCAGGATCCAAAGTCCGCACGTACTCCACGCCAGCCTGGATGAGATGCATTTCCCACACGAGGCCCTGCCAACTCTCGATGCCGTAGCAGGTCTCTTGCACGACGCAACCGAGATAGTCGTTGAACCAGTCCGTCATTTCGTCACTGCTCAAAGTCTCTTCTGAGGCACTGAAAGTGCCCAGTTTATGGCCGCCCATGGCCGCAATGGACCGGGACCAGTCCCGAGCAACGGGGGTTATCTCCATCGCAAAGGGCTCACCGGAGTTTGGGCGCCGGAACAGCCAAAGATCGGGCTTCATTTGTGCTCTTCTCTTTCCTCATGTATTCTACGGTTATCCGGCATTCTTACAGAGGAGTAGCCAGCATGAAACACCTCTTCGCCCTGTTGCTCGCCCTCCTGGTGGCCGGCTGTGTAGCCGTAAGGCCCACGCCGGCACCGCCCACGCAGGATGCTTGTCCCGCGCAACTCCTGGCCCTGCATAGTGAGTTCCTAGAGACCGCCGCCAGCTACAACGCATGGTACAATTCGCCAGCACGCGAGCAGGCCACGACACAAGAGCTTGCCATGCACTACCTTGCCGAATGGCACCGCATGGAAAGCCTGCGCCTGCGCCTGGCCGGCCTGGACGGCTCCGGCGAGTGTGGCCGCGCGCGTGACCTGTACCTATCCGGCGTCGACTGCGACCAGCGGGCGCTAGAGTTGGCGCTGGCCTACACGGCCACCGGCGATGCTGCTATGCGCACGCGGGCGAATGAGAACATAGACCGCGCCAAGGCCCTGCGCACTCAGGCCCTCGCCATCCTGGCCGACCTGCTGCACGTCACGCCGGATAGCATAGAGTTGTAGCTACTCTGCCCCACGCAAGGACAGCCAGCGGGGATAGTAGTGCCCTACTTCCAAGCCGCCGCCAGCAGTCAGCCCAAACTCGATGACATCAGCCAGCACAGAAGTCGCGGCACGTGCAAACACGGCTATCATGCGGCCATCGCCCGGAGGCAGGTAGAAGTCACTGCCCCCAGGAGCGGGCAGAGCATTGTAGGCCAGCCCGCCACCGGCATTGGTCACACTGGTGACTGCCACCCGATCCTCTGGCGCGCACGCACGGTAAGTGTAGCCGGTGATGCCGCCGCCGCCCTCCAGGTGCATCGCGTCGATATACAGGCAGCCTTCATCTGTGGGCACATTCAGGATGCAATCCAGGTCCAGAGTACCGGCCCCACTGGTGCGCCGCGCCCATACCTGCACGGCACAACTAATTTCCATTTCCTCGGGCTGCAAGCTGAGGGGGAAGGCATGCAGGTTGCGGAGAGGATAAGCCCGCAGGTCCATGGGCACGATGTTCCAACTCGCGTTATCCAAGCTCACAATCCGCCCGCCTATAAAGTCGGCATCGGCCATGCGAATATAGCCGTAGCGGAATTGCACATCCCATGTACCGGCTGAGACCTGAGCGCGCAAGAGGCGCAAACACCGGCCAAAGTTATCCGATAGGTCCGCCAGGGCAATAGCGTCATTCATGGTGATAGTCAGGCGCTTGGCCCAAGTCGCAGTGCCAGGCGTGATAGTGACCTTCGTGTTGCCGGCGCCGCCCGGCGAGGCCGTGGCATCAACCGCCAATGCTGCGTCAGTGCCTAGAGTCCCGTCTTCACATTCCCAAATAGGTACAAAGAGGGCAGGAGCACCGTAGCGAGTGCCGCGCAGGCCCACCCATAGACGCTCTATCACGGTCGCCCCGTCAGCCGGGTTGAGGCCAATCACCAGTTCATTGACCCGAGCGCCCACATCACCTACAATGTCGGCGCCCGGCGCCGCTGTATAGTCGAATACCACCGCTGCCCCAGAGACCGGGGCCGCTGCTGCCATATCCAGGGACGTCAGCGCCTCCCAATACGGATGTCGCTCAATGATCACGGTTTGGTCCAGCTTCTTGTCGTCTGCCCAATCGCCCAACCACGACGACAGAAACTCACCCTGAATGCTCTTGACCAGCGCCCGGCGCTCGGCCGTTTCGTTCTTCATCTTGACATGCAGCCACACCGGCGTTTGGTCAGTCCGGTCATTCCAGTACCGGGCCGCGTACTCGGCCATCTCATGCAATGCCTGCATCGTGGCCGCCATGTTGTCGTGCGAAGTGCCGCGGAGCTGGACCGCGAATTCTTCAGACAGGTACGCCGGAATGCGGCCGGGCGTGCTGCGCGCCACTTTCGGCGCCCAGCCTTCCAGGTCGATGCTGAAGCCGGCATTGTTGATCAGGCTCAGCGCGATCCCGGCCACACTCACGTCGTCAAAGTAGCAGATGCCGCCGTTGAGGAGCGGGCAGCGCAGATAGACGCGCACTGTGACACAGCCGGCCGGCGCTGTGAAGGGCACCGCTACCAGCGTGTATACAGCGCCCGTTACACCCGTCGACGTCGACGATATGATGTCGGCAGCGTGGGTCACGTCGTAAACCCGGTATCGCCCGCCATTCGTACCATCGCCGCGCGTCCAGAAGCTTAGCCGATAGGTCAGGCCAGGTGTCACGGTGAAGTTTTGCCACAACTCAGTATTAGCGGTCGCCCCTGCCGTCAACTTCGCCGCGTGGGCACCGCTGTGGACCAGCGCGCCCTCGTCGGCAATGGCGCCGTCGCCGGCAACCTCTGTCCACGAGGCGAAGAAGTCCGGGGCGCCGGCGCCGGCAGTCTCGAAGCCGGGGTTGAGCACTTTCTCTGGAATAGCATACACGAGCATTAGTACCTCAGCCATCAGAATGCCGCCCCCGTTGCCAGTCTGCGCAGCCGCTGCTCACGTTGCCCCTGTGCCAGCGTTTGCTCGTTGAGGCTGTCAATGTAGAAGTTGTTGACCTGCGACACCCCGCCCCGTGGCCGCCGCAACTTGCTCCGCGGTGTCACGCTCACCAGTTCCGGCTCGTGGCCCTCGCCGACGGTCATGGCGGTCGGCGAGGTGAACCAGGTGGGCGCCAGGCCACGCTGGAAGGCAAGCGGTTCATTTCCAGGCTTAGTGCCACCACCACCGCCGCCTGTGCTCGTACCACCGACTCCACCGCCCCCACCGCCGCCGCCGGCGGTCCCTCCGCCACTACTACCAGCACCCCCGCCACCGGCGCCGCCACCGCTCCAAGGCTGGGCTGCTTTCTGCAACCCGAGAAGTTCTGCCAACAGTTCAATGGCGCGCAGCAAGTCCGCAATCAGCCCGTCTACCCACTTCTTGAAGTTCGCCGACAACTTGGCCAGTTCCTTTTCTACATCGATGCCGGCAAACTCTTTCAGCATATCGCGGAACAGTCGTGGTATGCCCAACATGAGGTCAAACAGCCCCAGGAAGAACCCTTTGAAGTCGCCGCGCATCAGGGCCTGAATGGTCTTGCCCCAGCGCTGCAGTTCGCCCAACATCCATATCCAGCCTACCCGGATTACGCGGGCACCGATGTCCCAAATCCGCTGTAGCGTGCTCATCTCTGTGCGGTTCTCTTCATTGGTGCGGCCAAAGATGATGTCAAGGTCCGTCTTGATCACCGGCCACCACTTGTCAAACATCTCTTGGCTTTTAGCTATCATCTCATCTGCATCAAAGGCACCCAACCAGGGATTCTCCAGTTCGGTCGGCGCTGGCATGTCACTCATTAAGTTGGCCACAACCTCAGCCAGGTCGCTGACCGCGCCGGCCGCTTTTTCTGCAATCTTGGCCACCTTTTCCATGAGACTCGCCTGGCGCGCCATTATATCGGCTTCGTCAGTCAATGCCCTGAGCCGTTCCTCTTCCAGGTCAAACGCATCCTCTGCGGCTTTCTGCTCTGCCCGGGCCGCGTCCAACTGCTCAGCCAGGGCATTGACCTCTACCGCCGTGGTCGCTTTCGCCAGCGCGGCCTCGATCCCCTTGACCTTCAGCTTGGCCTCTTCGACGCCCAGCGCCTTCCGCGCGAAAGCTTCCGCTGCCTCGCCTGCCGGGCCACCCGCCGCGCGAATGCCGGCATATGTGCCCGCTGACACCATGCCCGTCGCTCGCAACTCGTCGAGCGCGCCCGCGATCTGGGCCCTAAGTGCGCGCAGGATGGGATTAGCCTCGCCTTCTGCGATGAGTCCCTGAGTTACCATACCCTGCAGCACGCTCTGCAGCGTGCCGGTCATGCTGCGCAGGATGCCAAAGTCGCCCTTGGTCCAGCCCTTGAACCAGGCGTTCATGGCGGCGGTGCCCCAGGCGCTCAAGTCGGGCAGCAGCTTGGGCGGCGAGCCGGGCTTGAGCCAGTATTCGATGATCTTGCGGATGATCTTCAGGGTAGCCAGGATGTAGGGGATGCCATCGATCATACCACGGGCGATAGAGTAGGACATATTCTCGCCGGCGGGCTGGAGGGCGCGAATGATGTTGTTGAGTTCAGCCATGATCAGAGGCCCGGCGACCTTGATGCCTGCCGCGACCGGCAACGTCAACTTGCTCAGCCCCTTGGCGAAGCGGTCCAACACCGGCAGGCCCTTTTCCGCCGTGGTCACAAAGGCGTCCAGCAACGGCTGCAGGCGCGTGCCGAGGTCGTCGCGCAGCTGCCGGAACCCGGCAGACACACGCGCCGTGCGGGTGGCCAGGTCGTCGCCCTTGCCGAGTAGCGCCTGCACCTTCGGGCCGGCCTGTTCCATCACAGCTTGGAGGAACGCGGCCTCGCGCGTCATGCCGGCCGTCGACTTCATCAGTTCTTCGATGCGCACGCGCGCGCGCCCGCTGCTCAGCCCGAACTGGTCCATGCGCAGGATGCTCTGGTTGGCGAGCATCAGCGCAAAGTCCTCCACGGCCGCCGTCGCGCCCACACGCGGGTCCATGGCCCTGCGCAGCACGTAGGCCGACTGGATGACGTTCTTCAGCTCCTCGTCGGTCTCGGCCAGGTGCATCGACAAGAGCTTGTTGCTGACGGCCATAGCCTCGAAGCGGGTCAGCGTGCCCTGTGCGCCTTCCTGCGCAGCTTTGAGGTTGGCCGCCGCCTGCTCGGCACCGCCCGACAGGATGGTAAACGCACGCGCCGACTCGAGGACGGGAGCCGTATCGGCGGCCAGCCGGAGCGCGCCGGCCAGCGCCAGCGACAGCGCCCCGACCGCCGCCGTCGCTGCCGCCAGGCCGGCCAGCGCCGCCCTGCTGCCGATCTTGCTCAGGTTGCTGATGATGCTCGTGGACGCCGACTTGGTTTTCTTCTCGGCGCCCTCCATGCCCTGCTGGTAGTCCTTTGTGTCCATGCCCAGCCGGGCCATCAGCGTCATAAGGGTCATGGCTGCTTCCTCAAGTCACGGCCACCTAGTGCCACATTCCAGGCCTCGACCGCGGCCACCTGCTGGGCCACCCGCGCAGCTTGGGCCTCCGGGTCGGGTTCCTCTTCTGCCTCCGCCGGCGTGTCATCGAAGCGTGGCAGCATATCCTCGATGCCCACCGGCTTGCTGTCCTTGCCGCGCAGCATGTTCGCCACGGTCGCCGCGATGATGGCCGCCTGTAGGTCGCCGCGCGCATCGCCCAGGGGCTCCAGGCCCGCGAACGCCAGCCACTCGGCAAACTCGCGGCTGGACATGGCCTCTTGCCACTCCGCGACGGTTCGGCCTCCGAGTGCCAGGGCTAGGCGGAACCAGAACCGTCGCTCGGGGCGTTTTTTAGGCCCTCGGTGAGCTCTTCGAGGTCTTCAGTGGTGAGGCCGCTCAGCCGCTGCCCGACGTCGCAGATGCGGTTGAGAGCCGCCGCGCTCTTGCTACCGAGGGCGATGGTATCGGCCTCAGAGAACAGCCGCTGGCCAGCCTCATCGACGACCACCAGGGCCACGAAGCGCGCCCGGGTGTTGGCCAGATCCACGCGCTGTTTCCTGCCGTGGCCGCGGATCATGGACGCCTCGAAGTCGTCGCGCTCCCGAGCGGTCAAGCCGCGCACCCGCACCCATGCCTGCCACTCAGGGACATAGAGCTCTTCAGTCTGGATATCTGAGGCGCGAAGAATCTCCTCGCGCCCCAGGAACTTACGCTCTGCCATGCGCTACTCCATCTAGGCGAGCACAGGAATCCCTGTGATTTTGAGACTCACATCCGCCGTCAGCTTGCCGGGCACAGGTGCCTTGGGCGCGAACCCGGTCACGTATGCGCTGAAGGTCCAGGTCGTGACTCCGACGTTGGGGAAGATCAGCTTCCAGTGTTTCAGCGTCTTGGCTGCCCACGCTGCCAGCAGGCCGGTGGTCGGGTTATGCGTCGCGTCAGTCGGCACGTAGTGGACCGGGAACGTGATCTCGCCCGTCCGTTTGATGGTCGCTACGACCTCCTCATACCCGCCAGGCGAGGTATGCACCGTGGCGTCCTCAGTGTCAGTCGCCAGTGCCGGCCCGGCGATGTCGCCCAGCTCGCCGATGGTGGTGAATGCCTCCGGCGTGGCCCCATCGCCCATCTGGAGCAGAGTACCAAACGCTGCAAGTGCGTTGCTCATAATGCCTCCTCAGTCCGGCAGCCGCAGCACGGCGAGCTCGATCGTCGCTATGCTCGCCGCGCCCCAGATGGTGCCGTCCGCCCGCCGCCAGCCGGCCAACGCAAACGGCGGGAAGACCACATACTCGCCCGCGCCAATGGCATAGGTCGTGATGTCGCCGGTGCGCTTGTAATCATCGATCACGCTGTTGATGGTGATAGTGCCGCCGGCCACCCCGCCCAGCGCCAACAGAACCTCTTTGCCGGTGTGCGCGAAGCTGAACCCGTCGGCAAAGTCGGCACCCGCTGCCGCGTAGGTGTAGTCAGCCGAGTTCGCCACCAGTGGCAGGGCCGGGTATTTCGGCAGAATCTGCTGCACTGTCAATGCCAATCTCACGCCCATGGTATACCTCCATTGTCTCGCGCTTGCCGCGCTTCTTGGCCGGCAGAGGCGCCGGCGCTACTTCATGTCCGCTCTTGTCGGCCACGAGTACCAGCCCGCCGCCTATAGGCTCAGGCGGTGCAGCCGCATGCCGGGCCTGCCAGTGCTCGAGGATATCTGCCTCATTCAGAGTCGCATACGGGCACAGGGCACATTGATAGTTGGGCAGGCCCGCCCACGTGCCCACGGTGTACGGTGCATCACTCATAGTGACTCCTTCCACCAGATGATAAAGTCCACGGCGACCTGGTACACGCCGGTCTCGGGCTGGGCGATGTCGTACTGGCCTGCGCAGAACGCCGGCTGCCCATAGGCCAGCTTCCAGCCGGCCATGGCACCGCGTACCTGTAGGGCCAGCGCCTCAGCCGCCGGGTGAGTGTCGGCCCAACATGATACCTGCCAGCGCCCGTGGTCGAGGTTGCTGTCACCCTGATGACTGTACTCGGGCATCATGTCGATGCGCTGGTAGGTCGTCGCCGGCAGCGTCCAAGGCTGATCGCCAAGACTCAGCCGCCGGCACCGCCCGCTGGTCAGGGCCTGGATCTGATCATAGATGCTGTCCGCGAGGCTCATCGCGCCGCCCTCTCGATCTGCGCCTTGAGCACCTCGCCCATCTCACGCACCGCGCGGTCGATGTTCTCATCCCAGGCCGGCCGCATATAGGGTTTGGCTGGCATATGCACAAGCTTGACCGTATGCCACTCGCCGTCGTAGGTTCGGAACCTGAGCCAACCTGTAGGGTCTTTCGGCTTGATGATCCCGCCAAACTCATGGATGCGTGCATAGGACAGATAGGTTCCGATAGCCACCCAGGCCCGGTGCCGTGATGCGTCAATGACCTCGACATGGATGCTTCTGGCCAGGATGTCCGCGCGCTTGGGCGCCTTCTGGGCCGCCGCGTCGCGGATGATGGTCCCGCCGGCCTTGGCCGCCGTCACCAGCGCGTGCTCTGCCGGCGCGTTTTCCAGCCGCTTGAGTTGCGCCTCGAACTCGCGCAGGTTGACGAAAGTCGCCCGCACGGTTGCGCTCATGTGCTCACGATCTGCGCCTGGAGGCGCGTCTGGATGCCTGAACCGTCATGCTCTACAGATTGGATGTCGTATGCCTGGCCCGTGATCATGGCGTGCATCTCGGGCCGGATGGCCGGGTAGTGACCGGCCAGGTCGATGGTGTGCGATGTCTGCGCGTAGGTCATGTCGGGCCGGCGTATCTCAGCGCCGCCATTGGGGGCGATGCGGCACACCAGGTCTACGTGGCCGGCCAGCGGGTTCCAACTCTTGCTGATACTGCCTTTGGTGTTGGTCTCCGTCGCGGTCTCGATGCTGCAGAGGCTCGGGTAGAACGTCGGCGTCAGCGCTGCCAGCAGCCGAGGATGCACCGGCGCATAGCTAAGCATCGCGCAACGCCTCCGCGTCCAGCCGCTCCCGCATGCTGAAGTCGTTGGTCACCATCTCCGCCCAGTCAAACAGCCCGGTCACATCGAGCGCCGCAGCCTGCTCGCGCAGTCTCGCAGCCCGGGCCATGAGCGCCGCAGCCGTCGCTGCGCCGTTGGTGCTGAGGTCTAGGATGCGTATCACCTTCTGGACATACGCCTCATCGCTGGCCATGGTCTCCAGCGCCAGCGCCGCCGCGCAGCGCACGTCGTCGCCCTCAAGGGTGAGCATCGCCGTGATTTCGTCATCCTCGAAGACGTACTTCGCCGATTTGTTGTCAGGAATCAGCAGGCGCGTGCGACCTATATCATCGCTTAAGAGATATGTGAAGACCATGGCCTATCCCTTCTTGGACCTGCCCCTCGGCTTCTTCGCCGGCTCTTTCAACTCGATGGTCTCGCCCTCGACCGGCGCGGGCGCCGCCAGCCGGGCATTGAGCGCCCGCAACTCTGCCAGGATCGCCGCCAGGTATTCTTCGGCGTGCGTGACCGGCCAGTGCGGGGGGCGCTGCCTTCCGCCCCCCGCAGCCGCTTGCTCATTCATGGTCATGGTGCCTGGTGCGCGTAGGCAAACCGCGGATCGACTTGAGTGCCGCCGAGCACGTGCCGCACCCGGTAGAAAACATTGTCTGTGGCAAAGTCACCCTCAAAGGGGGAGATGGGCACGCCGGCCGTGCTCACCTTGTCCGATGCCTTCATGCAGATTTCCGGCTCCTCGTGCCCGGTCAGGAAATCCATGTGGATCGCTTCGCCCTGGCTGGGATCGGCGAACACGTACCAGGTAGTGTCATTGGTCGCCGAGGTATCCACGACCTGCAGGTAGGGATCCACGTGCAACTGGATGCCCATCTGTGGGAGCACGTTCGTCATCGGATACGGGATCGCTGCACCCGCGCCACCGGCTTGGTCAACCCACATCTTCGTCGCGCTGGTGAGGATCTGGCGCGCCGTGAACTCCAAGGGCATCGGGACAACGAGATGGATACCCCGCACCGCGATAGGCTCGCCGTTGACGTCGACCTGCGCCCCCATAAGTGCCAGCGTGGCCTCCAGGTTGAGGATGGTCAACGGCAGCACGCCCAGGTTGATAACGCGTGCGCCGTCCACATCCAGGACGCCAGGTGCCGCAGCAAACAGCAGTGGGTTCGGGCCGGCCGCCGCTGCGTACAGGCTGGTCACCTGGAAGGCCTCAGTGCGGATACAGGCATCGGCGAACTTCTGGGGGATGTTCCGCATGGAGTCGAGCACGTCGTTGACCAGCGCCTCCCAGGAGATGTCGAACTGTCGCCCCCGCTTGTAGACCTTGCGATGGTAGTGCGCATTGGACTCGCGGGCGATGAGGTATTCGCCCTTTTCGCCTACGAGGTCCAACCGCTGATCCTGCCCCTGCACCTTGTGGAGCTCGCCCTGGTTGAAGTTGGGCATGGTGCCGGTCGCGCAGTAGGTCCGCCAGTCGGCCACGACGATCCGGTATCTCGCCAGGATGTCGCGCTCGACGATGAAGCCGAACAGGTTGGGGAAATCCGAGGTCGTTATCGCCTCACGCAGCAGGTACTCGTGCCGGTGGTTCGGCAGCCGCTTGGCGTTGGTCAGCAGCTCCATGGCGCGCCCCACGGCCGCCTCGCTGAACTGCTGGGGAACGGGCGTGTAGCCGTCCCAGGTCTCCATGAGTTTCAGAAACTCAGGCATTGGGTGCCTCCTTGTCGGTGTTGGCCGCGGCTTCCGCCTGGGCCGTTGCTATTGCTGCCTCTGTGTTCAGATCCTTTTGCGTCAGATTGTTGGCCTGCTGAGCGCCTTCGAGCGAGGCGATGTCTTTGTCGATTGCCTCAATGCGCCTGACCAGTTGCAGCCGCTCATAGGCCAAATCTCCTAGCATGCGTTTGAATTGCTCCACTCGCTGTTTCAGGTTATCGCCAGTCATCTGCTCCGCTCCTATGCCCAGGCGATAACCGGGATACAATAGATCGTCCCGTCGATGTTGATGGGGATCTCAAAGACCGTGTTGCCGACAGCTGCCACATTCGCCTTGAGCCCCGCGCCGCGGCCGATCTCCGTGTCGAACCATGCCTGGAGCGTGCCCAGGGTGCCATCACCGCAGATTTGGATTGCCGCTTGAGTTGCCGGAGCGCAACCGGCACCACCCATGGCGATGGCGATGCCGAACGACTCCGTGATAGTATCGGACAGCTCATTGGAAATGGCCACGTACAGACCATAGAGGCGCGTCCACACCCCGGCCGCGTTGTTGGCATGAGTTTGGAACCGTCCGGCATAGAGGTCGCCCCCGGTCGCTGCCTTGTTGTCTTCGAGCCGCATGTAGATGCCGCTCATATCCTCATCTACATGCAGCGGGTCGGCGAGACCGACAAACGCCTTCAGCCAGGCGTATTCCAGCCCCCACGACTCTTGCACTTCCCCGACCGCTCGCTGAACCGCTATGGGGATGTCGTGGTTATCGCTGACCACAGCCTGACCGACAAGAGTCAATGAACCAACGTTGATGGTCTCCAGGAAGTTGGGCGCCCAGTGTACCTTGACCGCCACCAGCGTAGGCGCGGTCGTCGAGGCAGCCACGTCACCCAGCAAGTAGCCGAACGGCACCCACTCATCGGGATTGTCTTGGCCACTCAGTTGGTTGACCTGATTGGCAGCCTTGGCGATATAGACCGGATCGCCCGCATGCAGTGCCCTTGCCGCGCCGTCGTTGGTGCCGTCGCTGACACAGCCCAGGACGTTCAGAAACCAGATGCCCTCAGTATCGATGGCGATCAGGTCTGTGGCCGCCGCTGCGCTGTTGAACGCCACGCCGACGCCATTCATCCAGTCACTACCCACCGCGAACAGCACCGGATCGCCGTGATCCACGAGAGTGTCCGCAGCATGGTACGGGTGAATCAGATACGACTCCTCGAGGGTGATGTGCCGCCCCTCATAGGTGCTGGAGCATTCCTCCCCAGCACTGTGACCCGTCGAAAGGTATCTCGCTGGCATTGCATTACCTCCTCGTTATTGTGTGGCTCATGGGAAGAGCCACCAGGGTAGCAAAATCTGAAACGCATGAACCTTGACCGCGATGAGCGTGGTGCTCTCGTAGACGACTGGGCCTAGAGCATGCCCGAACGGCACATCTTCCCAGTCATCGCTCACCACCGCCGTCGTTGCGTCGATGAAAACCATGTCGCCGATGTCGATGTTGGCCCAGGCCGCCTCGACCATGAGATACCAGATGCCCTCGGTGTCGATAGGCATGATGTCGGTCGCAGCCTCTGCACTCTTGAGCGCCACGCCGACCAGGCTCCAGCCGGCCAGTATCGGGTCGCCATGGTCGGCCAGGCCGTCGGCATGCGGAGGATGCACCAGCAGGCTCTCGACGATGTTCACATGGCGCCCCTCGAAGGTGCTGGAGCACTGCGCGCCCGCTTGCTGATAGGTTGCGTCGTAGGCCGTGATCTGGTCCGGGTCTGGGCCTTGTCCTACCATGGCCTGCTCCTAGTAGGTCAGGGCCGCGAGTTTCTCGGCCTCTTCCTGTGACTTCCCGAGACGCCGGAAGTGGCCAGTCCATGCTTCCTTCAGCGCCGTGCCCGACTGTGGCGTGCTGCTGCCCATGCCCATGATGGCGCCCGACTTGCCGATCTCGGCCAGGTAGGCCAACTCAGCCCGGCCCGCTTCCTGGATCTGCGTCTTGTAGGCCTCGCGGTCGAGCGCGCCGTCCTTGACCACCGGCTTGGCTGCCTGGGCCTCGAGCACGCGCGCGCGGGCACTGGCCGGCATGTCGATCGGGGCCAGCACCTCAGTCGTGTAGGCGCGGGCGTCGTTGCGGAGAGTCGCCTCTTTCAGCCGCATCACCTCCGCCGTCAACGTGGCATTCGCCTCTCGTAGTTGCTGTGCCTCTTTTTCGTCCACGGTTGTCTCCCTTCCTGGTATGGGCGCGGGCTTGCTGCCGCGCGCCGCCTCGAATAGCTGTAGCACCTGGCCGCCGGCGCCGGGGACTGTGACCACGTCAACCGAACGGGCGGCCACGATCTGCTCAACAATGGGCATCTTCTTGCCCTCGATCTCGCCCGACTTGGCTTTGCCAAGAGCACGGATGCTCATGCCAACATGAGGAGCGAGCTCTTCAATGGCCTCCCGATAGGGACTGAAGAACTGCACATCCGCATAGAGCCCCGGGCCCGCTGGACCTGCGTCCAGGAACTTTGCATCCGTGGCCAATGCGCCCGCCAAGTCACTGACGCTGCGCTCTGGCCGTTCTCGATCCTCGCTTTCTGTCGGATGGTTCCAGTAGACATGGGTCTTGGCCTTGAATACGTTGGGGCCATCTCGCTTCAGCACCTCCGGCGAGTAGTAGCCCGACGAACCGATTCCCGGCTGGATGATTTTCACCCGTGCTGTTCCGTCTTTACGTAGGACCGTCATGCCGCAACCTCCCTCACGTGCCCCCATGAGGCACGCCGTATGATTGCGCTTATCAAGCCTTGGCTGACGCCGAACCGCTCGGCCAGAGCGACTTGAGTAGCACTGCCTGCCGCGTATTGCGCCCGGATGCTCCGAACCTGCCCCTCTGTCAACTTGCCGCCGCCACGGTTGCGCTCGCCCCTGAGTACGCTTTCGGGGTGGAGGTGAGTGCCATGTCGGTCGCCCCTTGCTTGCCTGCCCTTCGCACACATATCAGCAGAGTTATCCTGGCCCGTACCCAGAAAGAGATGTGCCGGATTGACACAAGCCGGGTTGTCGCAAGAATGCAGCACCATGAGCCATCCAGGTTGGATGCCTGTACTCATCTGGTATGAAAGCCTATGGGCCAGCACCTGCCGGCCAGCCAGTTTGAACCAGCCATAGCCATCGGAATCATGCGCGGCAGTCCACATCCAGCAGCCGCCAAGGGCAGTTTTGTTCACCTTCGCCCAGAACCGGCCTTCCCACTCAGCGGTCACGCTTCGACCTCCCGGGGGATTGGCACGCACTCTACAAGTTCTACCTGAGCCGCCTCTGTAGCCTCGATGGCCGGCAACTCAGCATCCAGCCCGCCGGTCAGCAACGCCTGCGCCGACTCCAGCAGTTCCCGCAACCGATCGCGCAGGCTCTTGGGTACGGCTGCCTCCTCAACTGCCGCATTGGCGATCCTGATAGCATGCGCGTCGCAGTCAGCGCCGTCCTTGGCCTCGCAGGCTGCCAGCGCGCTGTTGGCGACCTTCACCCACTGCTCTTTCTGCTTGTCGCTCAAATCGGCCTTATGCTTGTCTACGTCTTCAACGGTCCATGGCATCAGTCTGCCCCCTTTCGTCTCACCATGTCTACGCTATGGTCCTCATCAAGCAATGCCTGCAAGCGGGCACGGTAATGGCTCAGGTCATCCTCCACACGACTGTCTCGCATCGTGGGCAATGATCGCTCATAGCCATCCTCTGGACGTTCCATCAGAAGGCGCGCCAATTCTTCAAGCACTTCCTCAAATAGCACGCGTATCTCACCAGCCTTGCTCATCTCAGTCAGTTCCCTTTCGTCTCACCATCAGATCGCACCGGCAGCCCGGAAACCTCAGCGGGCGCTGGCATGGCGTCCCGCCGCCTTGGTACACGTAGTCAAATGGCACCCAGCCATCGTCACCGTCGGCTTCGTTCTCCAGGCAACCATCTGAGACTCGGTTGTCGCCCATGGTCGACCAGTGCTTTTCCATCTCGATGCCCGCATCGCGCAAGTCCTGGCCGACGATATAGTTGGCATGCTCGTATGCCTCGCCGGCCTCAGTCACCGCGATGAGGTGCGCCCGGCTGTCGATGTGCTGTTGTGGGCGCCCGACTGCAAACTCCTTGTACCTCTCGATGATGGCACTCGCCATGCGGTCGTAGCTCCAGCCCTCGGCGACGCCGTTGGCGATCACCGTGCGCAGGTACTGCCGCGTCGTCTCGTTGATAGCCGTCACCCGCGCCGCTCCGATGGCCTGAAGGTACGCCACGGCCCGCGGGTTGCGCAGGGTGAAGCTCAGCCTCATGCCGATGTCTGTTATCGCCTTGCGCGCGCCCGCCCGCATCGCCTTGCGCGCCGCCGCCGTGATGGCACCCGTGAACGCGCCCTCCGTCTCGCCCATGGCCTCGTCAAAGGCGGCCTGCCAGTCGCGTTCGGTGATGGCCTCGGTGATCTCCGCCTCGAAGTAGCGCCTGAGATACCCGAAGCGCCGCATGAACCCCTTGCGCTGCGCGAGAAACGCCCGCTGCATGGCCCGCGTCAGGCCGCGCTCGACAGGCCGCAATGCCCGCAACTTGCTCACGCGGGCAGCGGCTTCCAGGAAGCGGTCGAGTGAGCCCAGGAGGTCGCTCACGCTTCGCCCCACGCTTCAGCATTCGCCTTCAAATATCCCAGCGCCTCGGCGCACCCCTGCGCCTGCGTCGCGCTGCGGTTCCCGAGCAGCAGCACCCGCAGATAGTCCACGCCCGACCGGCTGAACGTGATCGCCAGCGTCGTGCCGCCCTCCGAGTAGGACAGGCTGGCCGTCGCGCTCCCGATAGTGACCCATGAGACGCCGAAGATGTTGCCCAGCCGCTGCTTCATCTCGGTAACGCCCCAGTCGGCCTCCTGGAAGTCGCCGTGGTACAGGGCCGCGTCGCCGTCCAGCCGCCGGCGCCAGTGGTTGTTGTTGATCGGGCGCGGGTCATCGTGACGCCCCATGGCCCGCAACGCCGTCTCCAGCGTGGCGCGCTGGTCCGCGTTCAGCGCCAGATTCTCCACAACTGCATACATCAGCGCCACCTCACGCTGCCAGCCCCAGGGCGCGCGGCCCCAGGTACTCGATCTCTTCGTGCGGTAGGGCGTAGGTCCAGATGGCGTGGGGGCCGAGCCAGCCGTGCCAAACCTGCGCGGGAGCGGTCGTCTGAGCGCCGATGCAGCATACCCCAGCCGCGAGCGCGCCCACCCATACGCCGAGTCCTGTGAACGTTGCGTCCTGCTGCACGCCATTCAGATAGCCACGCACAGCGTCTGCCGTTTTGGACCACGTGACCACGAGTTGCATCCACGTCGTCAGACTCAACCCGAGCCGGCCAGGCAACTGGCTCACTCCAGCGGCGACGTATTGCCAGTTCATCTGGCCGTTGGTGGTGCTGCGGAAAATCGTAACATAGTTACTGGCATCCGCCCGCAGATATGCCACGCGGCGCTGCGTCCCATCAATCCACACGCCCGCGCTGTTCACTTTCGCCCACGCCATCAGCGAGCCCTCACGCCCGTTGAACGCAGCGGCGAGGGCGGTGCTGTAGATGTTGATGTAGTCCGTGCTGCCGTCGAGCCACATGCACGTCCTGCCGTCGCCGATGCCCTGCTTGCCGGGGTCCGCGCCGACGATGACGCCGTTGTGCCGCCGCCCGCTCATATCGTGGGCGACGCTGCCGCTCAGCTCATCCAGGCCCCATAGCCCAATGAGGTTGCCGGGCCGCACGCTCAGGACGCGCCACAGATAGTCATCCCGCATGCCCGGCGGGTACAGCCTTGGCGCCAGGAGGCGCGGCGGGGTCAGCACGGGCGAGCGCAGTATCACCACGCTACACCGCCTGCACGTGGACGGTCGCGGCCGCGCCCTGGCCTGCAATCTCGCCGATGAGCAGTTTCAGCGCGGCCACTCCCGAGACGTCGAGCGCATACACGCACTCCAGCGGCTGCCCCAGGTCGTTGAGCAGCGGCATCGGCAGGCGGACGCCCATGTGCCAGTCGGCTGCCACGAGCGGGTTCTGGTAGAACGGCACCAGAGACAGACTGGGCGCGCTGCGCAGGTCGGTCAGCGCCAGCTTGACCATGACGTGCAGGAGCTTGCGCCCGGTGCAGTCGATGGCCGTGATGGTGCCCAGGTCGGGCCGGTAGGCGTTGTTCTGCGCAAACACGACGTTGGTCGTCTGGATACCCGTTCCGAGGCAGCCGATGTTGATGACCCCAGCGGACGCCCCGGCCGTGTAGGTTGCCAGCACCAGGATCTCGCCGCCTGCCGCACGCTGGGCCTCAGTGATCCGCGCTACCCACTTCGGCGCGGCGTCGGTGGAGAGAAAAAGGTCGTACCACTCCGCCCCAGCCGCTTGAGCGATTGTGCAGGCCACGACGTGGGTATTCACCCCGTCGTTGGTCGTCGTCACGCTGTCGATCGCAGCAGGAACGGTAGGCCCCCAGCGGTTGCCGGGGATGGCGGTCATGTAGTGCGCAGTGTTGGCGAGCAGAAAGCCCTGCGTGCCGGCCACGTTGGCGATGATCACACTTCCTGCCACAAAGTCCACGATCTTGTCCGCCGCCGCGATGGCGTTGCGGTGCAGCACCGCCGTGGCGCGCGTGGGCCGCTCGTGCATCAGCCAGGCTGCCGCCCCTACCGCGCCCTGGTTGGCGGTCACGGTGCCACCTATGGCGCCGAGGGCAGCAATGAGGGCCGCCATCTGCTGGTCCTCTGTCGCCAGGGGATGCGCGTCGTCGATCCTGCTGCCCGAAATCAGATGTGGCTCAGCCATCAGGCTGCCTCCTTGTGTCTCTCTAGCACCACGCGCACCGCCTCGCGCAACTCGCGCACCGCCTCGGTGAACGCTTCCTCAGCAGCGGGTGGAGGTGGCACCACCGGCGCGGGCGTCTCCGGCTCTTCGTCCTCTTCGTCACCCAACTCTTCGTCAGGCGGGAACAGCACATCCAGCACGGCGTCGATGTCCTGCACGCCCAGAGCCTGCAGCAACAGCCGGGATAGCGTCTGCTCGTCGATGGTGCCGGCGGCCGGCACGCCCTTCAGTGTCGCCGCGTCCACGATGGCCGTCACCGTGGCCTGGATGTCGTGCTCGAGCAGTGGCGGGAACGTGACCGTCACGCTCGCGTCACGCTCGATAGGCTCGCCGTTCTCATCGTTCTCTAAGCTGGGCAGTGTGATAACCGGCGTGCCGTCGTCTTCCTCTTCGATAGCGCCCTTCAGCTTGCCGGCCCGCACTGCCTGTTCGGTCGCGTAGGCCAGGATGGCGCGATAGATGGCCGCCCACAGCGCCTGCCGGCAGAGCATCTTGAGCTCTGTAGGCCGGTCCAGGCTGTTGGCGGTCGCCAGCGTGCCGACACTCACATCGCCAAAGAACGTCTCGGGGAGGCCCAAGCCCGCGGCCACCATGAGCAGCAACCGGCGGCCGTCCTCTGCCGAGACGTTCGCCCCGCCGATGCGCAGTGGCTGCAGGTCGACGCCCTCGCTGCCGATGAACGTACTACCGGTGACCGGCGGGGGTTGGGTCTCACCCGTCGTAGAGCCCAACGTCGTACTCAGCCGCGTCTTGGCTGCCGCGACGCCGGCCTTGCCTCCGGGCGTCGTGAGCTTCCAGGCAAACCGGCTGTAGGCCCTCGTGAGCGTCGCCCAGTCTTCCAAAAAGCACTTGTATGCCTTCGCCCAGTCGATGGCCGCGTACACCTCGGATATGCCAAACTTCATGTCAGACAGCCCGCCCGTCTTGACATGGTAGACTGGTGTGTCCCACTGCACCGGCTGGCCGTTGATACTGGCTGGCTTGTTGCTGGGCCGATACCGCCAGTCCGGGTAGTACGCCGTCTTGGGCTGGGCCACACCCTCGAGGCCCCGCTGCTGCCATGACCGCTTATAGTACCAAGGGTCTTTGGCGTCCTCTGGGTTGCAGATGATGTCGTCGATCTCGTCGATCGGCATGGTGCGCACGCGGGTTCTACCACTGGCCTTGTTGACGAAGAAGGCAAAGAGCAGGTTGCCAAACAGCGTCAACTCAGCTTCTTTGCCTAGCCGGGCCTGATGGCTGGTGAGCTCTGCCTGGTTCTTGGCATCATCAAGAAACGCCTGCACCACATCGTTGACCTCTGGATCCTCCGCCCTGATGGTGCAGTCCTGCCCGAACACGTAATGGCTCTGGACCTCGACGCCGCGCTTGATCAGGGGGTTCTTGATGTACATCCAGCGGGCGAGGCTGCTTATCTTCTTCAGGGCATCGCGGTCGAGTTCACGGTCATCACCGCCCGTCAACTTGATCCAGCCGACGTCTTCAGCCGCCAGCTGCCGCTCAAGCTCAGCTGCACTCTCGGTGAGTTGCTCCACCTGCCAGCGCAACGCCTGCAGTTCGCCGGCCTCGCGCACCTGCGCCGGCTCCCGCAGGAGCGCGGGTAGTGGCACGCGCTGGGGCTGCTCCTGGTATCGCTTACTCTGCCGTCGTTTCGTCATGTTGCCTCAGCTAGAACGGCGATATCTCTACCCGATCATCCCAGATCACAATTTCGTTGATCTCCGGTGGCCGCGTCAGTTCGTTGAAAGCGCCGCTGGCACTATCCACCTGGTCGTCATGCCCGCCCAGCGGGAAGGCTGTGATTTCCTGTAGCCATGCTTCGTTCCAGGGCCCATGGAGCAACCGCACATTGCCGGCCTCAGCCTGCGCGAAGAAGGGCAAGGCGCGCGTCACCTTGTCGCCGGTGGCGGGCTCGGCATGGACGTTGTAGCCTGCCAGGGCCTTGATCATCGCGGCGGCGAATAGCTTGCCGGCCGCAGCTGGCTCTTGCTCGAAACTGATGGCTATTGACCAGCCATCGAGGGCCGCTGTCTGTTTCACGAGAGCTTCGACCGCGCCTGGACCAATGCGGGCGCGGATTACATCTTCGATGTACCAAAGCCCATGGCCCATGACCATGCGTGTGCCGACCATCCAGTCGGGGTCTGATGCCTTGGCGCTCTTCTCTGTGGCTGCGAACTCCCAGAACCGCAGCCGGGCACCCTCCGCCGGCGCCGCGCCCACGATGGGGAACCACTCGCGCCGGGCCAGCGCGCCCTCCGGCGGGTATGGCTTCTGCTGGTAAAGAGCCGCGTAGCTGTGGCCGCCCAGAACGCTTCTGATGCGAGCCAATGTTGGCACCGGGTAGCGCGCCGGGCACAGTGCCTCGCCCAGGCCCCGATCCAGGGGATCACCCTTTTCCGCCTCTGCCGGCAGACTCACAACGGTCCAATTCGGCCCATCCTCTGATGCCAGGATGCGGCCCGCCAGGTCATCCTGGTGCCAGCGCGTCATGATAAGGATGATGGCCGCGCCCGGCTCCAGCCGGGTATAGAGATCATCCGTGTACCAGTCCCACACCCAATCGCGGTAGACTGCGCTCTCGGCCTCTTTGCGGTTCTTCACCGGGTCATCGATGACGACTAGGTGCCCGCCTTGGCCCGTGATTCCGGCGCCCACGCCGATGGCGCGAAAACCGCCGCCGCCTGCCGTCTCCCAATCCTCGACCGCTGCCCGGTCACTGGCGAGAGCAAACCGGCTTTCGGCAATGCGACGGGCCTTGCGCGAGAACTTGTTGGCGAGCAGTTGGTTGTACGCGCCGACGATCACACGCAGCCCCGGCTCACCCTCCAGCCGCCAGACTGGGTAGCGCACCGTGACCATCTCGGTCTTGCCATGCCGGGGTGGCAGGAAGAGCATCAGCCGATCCAGTTCGCCCGATGTTATCTTGTCAAGGTACTGTCGCATATAGGCCAGGTACGGCCAATCCCAGCGCCAGGCCGGCGTGACCTGCGGGAGCCAGGCGTCAAACGGCGGGACTCTCACCGCTGGGCTCTGCCGGCGGCGCCTCTCCTGCTCCGCTCTGGCGCGTAGCTGCAAGGACGCTAGCGGGATCCTCGCCGTTGGCGATACGCTCAAGTTGTTCATCGGTTAGCCGTGTTAGGTCAACACTCCGCAGGTCGATAGTATCTTTGAAGAGGCCGAGGTGCTTACCCAAAAGCTCCAGCGCCCCCTGAGCATCATACAGTTGGACCTCAGTGCCCTCTCTGGTCTGCCGGAACTTCTTGATCAGATGCAAGACGCCCGCTTGCTTGGCCCTATCAATATCCAGAGTGACCCAGTTGTTGCGGATGTCGAGAAAGTCGGCCATGCTGCCACGGGCATGCTCTGCTAGGCGGTCCAGCACTTCATCAGCACCCATGGCGCGCTCAGCGATGCGGGCATTGATGGCGGTCTGAATGTCAACAAAAGTCAACAAACGTTGTCCCTGTTGGCGTGGATATCTGTAGCCAGCACGGCGAGCTGCCTCCGTTGCGTTCCAGCCGCAACGGATATACTCCTCGATGAACACCCGCCGTTTCGCTGACAGAACCACGCACCCGCCACCTCGTGAACGCAAAAAGCCCGGCAGCCCCTCGTGTGAGAGGCCGCCGGGCGGATGTTCCCCGGAACCGCTTCAGATTATCCGCATCATAGCATAATCACGCTTTGCTGTCAACGGATTCGTGTGCTGCTTCCCACTCCACCGCCGGCGTGTGCATGTCATAGCCTCCAGACAAACGCACGATCACCCAGCCGGCCCGGTAGGGATGGTAGCGCCTGAAAACTCCCTGCGCACCGTCGGCTATGTGTCGCACCCGCTGGTAGCGTTCAAAGACCGGCACCATGATTGCGCATCGTCTCGTTTCTTCTGACATGTTGTCGGCTCCTATGCGTACCCATACCGCTTGCAGTACCACGGCTCTCCAGCAATCATCGCTTCACCGCAACGGCCTCAGCACGGTCGCCCTCCGACCTCACAGGGCCCCGATGGCCCTCAGCGCCTCGTCCACAGTGCGCACCGTCCGCACCCATCCCGGCCACCGCATATGCCAGCGCCACTCGTCGCTCGTGAGTTCCGCGCCCGGCATCTTGACCTCGAGCAGGTAGTTGACGCCAGCCCTGGCCACCAGCAGGTCAGGGCATCCCTCGCCCACGCGGTGCAGCAGTTGGACCTGGGCGCCGATCTGGCGCAGCGCCTCGACGATCTCGCGCTGGTTGCTGTCGCCTTTAGGCGACAGTAGTTGACCGCCTCACCGTCGCACCGCCGGCCTCAGCACCGGCAGGGTGCGGGTCTGCTCGATCCAGGCCAGCCACCTCGCATGCCAGTCCGGCGACCGCTTCTCCGGCACATGGCACGGGCAGACGACCTTCTGCCCGCAGATGTCACACATCCGCAGATGTGACGGGCAGCCGAGACCATAGTAAGACTGTACCCGTGAAAAGTCGGGGCAGCCCTCGTAGCAGTAGCGCCGACCGCCGACAGGTTCGCGGCCTGGGCAGAGCTCAGTGGTTTCCTCTGTCTCTTCCGTGGTCATCAACGACCTCTCCATCCACCACGCCCGGCGGCAGTGCTGGCACCTGCGGCCCGAACATCGCAGGCAACAGCCGCGCTACGTCGGGCGTTGCAGCATCACCAGCTGCCCGGCCGTCAGGCAGCAGCACGTAACTGAAAAACGCCTTGCGGGCGCCCAGAACCTTTGCGCTCAGGCACCGCGCCTTGACATCATGGTATAGTAGCGTGGCCGCCTGGATGCGCGCCGCCCTCTCGCGCCCCGACTTGGAGCGTAGCACCGGCCACGTCAGCCGGAAGCGGTCGCCCGCGATCGTGAACTCTAGGACGAAAGCAGCCCGCCCGCTGAGTGGCTCACTGCCGAAAGCGTCCAGTGTAACGGCGCCGCCGACACTGGCAATCTCGCGCCGCGCCTTCTCGATCCAGGTATCGGGCGATGTCTGCGACGTCTGCCAATAGTGGCCTAGCTCTTCGGCGTACAACTCTTTTGCCATACTCACATCCTCTCAAGGCCCGGCAGGGCTGGCTGTTTTGGTGTGGCCAGAGCCGCCTGGACCTTGGCCAGATACGTGGGCAGAGCGATGCAGTAATACCATTGCCGTTCAGTGAGTCCTGATTGGCGGCGTTTCTCAATATCGCGCCCAAACTGACCATTCCAAGCCGCACTATCGACGCTTACCACTCCCGCCAGATACCCTGAACGCAATACCGCCAACTTGACCCCCCACAGATGCAGAGGAATGCCAGGCAGTTCCTCAGCAACTGCCCTCACCACCCGTTGCACCATCTCCGCGCTGGCCCGCCGGCAAAGCGTGCCGATCCCGACCCGGAATGCAGTCTCTAGGCCGTAGCGCTGGGCCATCTCCTGTATCAGGGGCCGCAGCTCGCGCGCATGCCAGCGATAGTCAGCGACCTCCCAGCCCTGCACCGTGGGCACCCAGCTCCAAGGCGTATCCCGGTACTCTCGCCAGAAGTGGGAGGCCATGGCTGACGTTCGCTCCTGTCGCTCCCGCACAATGCCCTCGCTGCCAGCGATCTCCGGCTCGCAGCAGTAATCCATGGTCGCCGCCCACGCCGGGTTGAACGTATGTAGCCAATCCACATACTGAGCAGGCATGTACCGGTAGTCTCCCCAGCGGAACGTGGCCACAAATCCGCCGCT